GGTTGATGGCCCGAATCTCGACCTTGGCCGGCTGCTCGACGGCAACCGGGGCGGCGACGGGGGCGGCCTTCTCGACCACGGCCCGCAGTTCCGCTTCCTTCTTGGCGAGGCTACCCTCAAACTCCAGGTCAGACTTCACAGCGTCGGCCTCGGCCGACAGCTTGCGGAGTTCCGCGGTCTGCTCCTCCGAACGCTCTGCCACATCGGCAAGTTCGGTCATACGGGCGGCGATTGCCGCACCACGATCCTGAAGACGCTTGAGGTTGCTTGCCATGTTCGGCCCTGCTCCTTGTTGAGCCGGCCAAACGCTTTTCAAGCGGCGGCCGGCGGGTGTATTGCCCGCAAGCGCGCCGCGAAATGAATCCTCAAGTCGCTCGCACTGCTCCTGTCAAAATCCTCTGACAGGCTTATATCTTGTAATGTAGGGTAGTGACTACTTGCTGTGCAAATGAGTGCGGAGCAGTTCCGCCTTCAGAGACGCGATCTGCGACTGAAAGTCGCTGACGTTCGCACTTACAAACACTTCGACGAAGTCGTCGCGTTCTTCGTCCACCTCGTCTTCGATCCGCTCGCCCTCCATCGACTTCACTTTGCGTGACGCCCAGTTCCTCGCTGGGTCGCCGCCCCACAAGAGCCATGCGACGTAACCAGGCTTCTCTTTGCCTGGAGTATTCCAGCCGGGAGACTTGCTCGCCTCTTCGTGGCGGGCGAACCAGCCGTTCATCTCGCGGACGTGGTCTTCGGTGAGTTCGTCGCGACGAGCGATCTTGTTGGCACGGGCCACGGTCTCCGGCTTGAGGCCATCTCCGCTCTTGCCTTCCTCGTGGAGTTTCAGTCCTCGACGAGCCGCCGAGGCCATTCCGGCCGTAGGTTTGAGACCGACGGCGGCACGTCCCTCAGTCTCGGCTTCCACCGATACTTCTTGGACGGCTTCGGGCTCTTCGGCCGAAACAGGCTCCGCAGTATCTTCGACCACAACTGGAGTCTCTCGCTGCTCATTCGTGTCCTCTGTGAGTTTGGCGGCCTCTTCGCGGGCCTTGTCGAGGGTTCGCTTACTGACGAACGCCTCCGTCGCAGGGTAGGCCGGATTGTCGACGGGTCCGGCATCCCCTAAAAAGTCAAATCGCCGGATTTCCCTGATCATCCGGCCGTCTTTGTCCTTCGACCACCGCTCGCCGTCGCCCTTCGTGCGGAAGGCGAAACTTGATCCGCGCACATCACCTCGTTCGATGCTTTCGACGACGTCGGAGTCTGCCTTCTTCGGGTCGATCTCGTACCGCAGGCCGCGCTCGTCAAGGAACAGTCGCATCGTGCCGCTCGACGTTCTCGCCAAGAGCCGCTCGTGGTTGTAGCGGCCGAATACGTCGGGATTCTTAGCCATGACGGCGTCGAATGCGCCGGGGGCAATCCGCTCCACAAAACCACCGAGGTCTTGCGAATCTGAGTTATACAAGGCCGCATAGCCCCGGATGACCGTGCGGCCATTCTCGTCTGCCTTCACCTCGAGGCCGGGAGCCTCAGAGATCAGCCGTCGTTCAAGTTCGCACGATCCGTCCATGACTTCGTCGCCTCCTCATACGGCTTGCCGGAGCGGTGGCACTCCAGCAGCAGGTTCCTTGATTCGTCCATCCAGCCCATCACGAATTCGTCGATGTCGCGGCCTGTAGCCTTGGCGGCGTCGAGCAGTTCCGTCCGCATCCGCTGCTCGTGGGCCTCGAACCAGGCGGTGATCTTGGCCGGTTTGTTGCGACGCTCGCGGATGCCGTCGGCCTCGACGGCCGCGAGACGGCGAAGCGTCGTGCGGAACAGCACCTCCGAGGCAGACCGATCGCTTGTGGCTGCGTCCGTCGGGGTTGGGCCTTCGTTGCCATCCTCTGCGCCCTGCTCATCGGCATCGTCGCCCTGGCCGTCCGGCGGCAGCGGTGCCGTCTGCGGCTGCGTCGCTCCGTTGGGGTTGTTCACCGTGAAAGCGTCGAGCAGTTGCATATTCACCTGTACGAAACGCTTGTTTCCCAGCCCTTCGGGGAGCGGGTTGTATCCGATCTGCCCGCGAATCTCGTCCACGCTCAAGACGCCCATATTGAACATCTCTCGCATGAACTGGCTGCGAGCCTGATAGTCGCCCGCCATCAACGCCGACACGTCGAACTCGACGAAATAATTCTTGTCGTCAGTGATCAAGTCGCGACGGCAGGCAAATTGCCATCTACGGCAATGCGGAATCAAGGAAAACGTCGCAAAGTCGATAGCCGACTGTTCGACCGTGTTGTACCGCACGTTAGACAGATCGCCGAGGAGCGACAACGGGACGCGGTAGTGCCGTGCCACCTCCTCGCACTGATACCGTCGTGTGGCGATCAGCTCCGCGTGCTGGTTATTGACCGGGTCGTTCTTCTTGTGAAAGCCGTGGGGCATGATCACAGTTTTGAACGCTTGGCCTGGGCCTCTATGGGCGTCGTCCCACTGCTGCCGGAACCGCTGAAGGGCGTCTGGCTTGTGGGGCTGATCAGTTTCGATGTACGTCCCTGTCTGCGCGCCGTTCCCAAAAAATGCGGACGAGTGCAGTTCGGTCGCTCTCGCGAGTGCGATCGCGTCTTTCGACAGTGTCGTTGGGACATAGCCGGTGACGCCGTCGCTCGAGAGCCACCGCAGGTGGAAGATTTCATCCTGCCGGTAGGGCGTCGGGACGGGCCTGTTCTCTTCGGTGTATTGGTACTGGAGTTTGCCGTTCTCAAGCCGCACGATCTTCATGCGGCTGGCGTGGAGCGGGATCAGTTGATCGACGGCTCCGCGGCGGCCAGGCTTGATCAGGCAGTAGGCATTGCCCCAGAGGAGCATCTGGCTCTGCACCCACTCCCGCCACTCAAAGCTCGTCATCCACTCGTTCGGCTGGTAGGCCAGCACCTCTTGGAGCGGATGGTCTTCGGCGATTTCCTTGCCGCCGCCGGGGAGCCGGCGGTAGAGGTTGAACGGCATCGACGCGATCGACTCGCTCAACACTCGAACGCAGGCCAATACGGCACTGCAATAGAGGCTGCTCTCAGGCGAAACAGACACGCCGGCCGAGGTCTTCTGGTTTCCGGCGATCTCCTCGAATACGCGGGCGAGGCTGTATCGCATCTCGACGAGGTCTTCGATATCGGCCGTTCGTTCCGCCACTAAAACACCACCAATTCAGGGTCGGTTTCGGGTCCGTGGAGTTCGCCGCTTGCAAGCCCCAGCGCCATGATCAATGCGACTGCCGCGTCAATCCTTGACGTCGAGTGAGAGTGTTGCTTTGTAGGTTTGATGTTGCCAGCGTCGTCCACCTTCACCTGCACATTCGACACTTGCCAGGCCAAGACGGGGTCGCCAGCGTGCCTGAGTTTTTTGCTGATAATTAAAGTCTCAAGCAGCTTAGTAGGGCTGCTTAAAGACGCAAAACCCTGCCCAAACGGCTTTACTTCGACGCCCTCCGAAACCAACTGAGTCGTAATGTGCGTGGCGTTCCAGCGATCAATCGCTACAGCACGAACCGCATTCTTCTCGCAAAACGAGAGAACGTAGTCGCGAACCACGTCGTAATCCGTGATATCGCCTTCCGTTAGTGTAACAAAACCGTCTTTGGCCCATTGCCGATACGGGACTCTGTCAGACTTGCTGGCCTTGTCAGCGCCGGCCTCCGGCACGAAGACGTGACAGTGAACATCAAAGGTTCCGTCGTCGTCGGGCCAGATCGCCACAAACGCCGTCGTGTCCGAAGTGCTCGACAAGTCAAGGCCGCAGTAGGCGACGCGGCCATCGGTGGGGCGAAGGGGGCCGTCATTGGCCTGAAATGCACCGTGGCGAATCCACTTTGTTTCCGAGTTGCACCACTGGTTCAAATGCAACGTCCTGAAAACCACTTCCTCGCTGGCTGACTGCTTCGCCCGCGTCGCCATCTGGTGAAAGTAGTCCGGCTTCAGCGTGATCCCGTAGTTCGGGTTCGCGATCTTCCAGGTCTCCTCGATGAACGGGTCGGCATCGGCCGGCGCCGCGTAGATGCACGGCAGGAATGTGTCGTCCTTGAGCACGCCGTCGCGTATCTTCTCGGCCCGCTGCCAGTCCTTGTAGCACGGCCCCTGCATATCCGTGCCGGCTGTCGTTATGTAGATGGTGAGCGGCTGACTTCTGGCACCCATACCCGTTTCCAGCACATCGACCAGCTCGCGGTCGGGGAAGACGTGGTATTCGTCAACTAGCACACACGACGGGTTATAGCCGTGTTTCGTGCCCGCCTCTGAGCTTATGCAGAACATCGACGCATTCCGTTCCGGCACGACGATGCTGTTGCGGTAGACTTTGGCTCGTCGAGCCAGCGAAGGGCAGGATTCGAGCAGGTGCTTGGCCGCCGTATGCAGGAGGCTGGCCTGGGAGCGGTCGCCGGCCGCGACGATCACCTCGGCCCCGATGTCGTCGCAGAAAACCATGTAGAGGCCGAGAGCCGCCGCAAGTTGCGTCTTCCCGTTCTTTCGCGGCAGGGCCAGTAGGCTCGTGCGATATTTGCGGAGGCCGTCGTCACGCTTCGTGTTCAGGAGCGCGTTGAGGTAGTCGTCCTGCCACTGCTCAAGGGTGAACTGCTTCCCTGCGAAATCTCCGCGGGAATGCTTGAGCAACGCGATGAACTCGCGGATATCAACCACGCTTGGAGAGGAGGGCATCCATTGGGTCGTCGACTACCTTCACGGCTCCGTACCCGAGGCGGGTGCGGTCGGCTGGCGTCAGCCCGAGAACGGTTTCGAGGTGCCGGAGGTTTTCGCCGGTCTCCTTGAACTGCGTTGCCAGCCCGCAGGGCCGGACAAAACGCAGGCTGCCGTCGGTATTGGTGACCTCGACGTAGACCAGGTCCATCTCTTGCAGCTTTTCGGCCGCGAATTCCCACAGAACGTAGGTCGTCGCGTACCTAGCGATCACCGCCTCGTCGGATTCTGCGAGCGTTCCCATGTTCGCCAGCCAGCCGACGACGTTGGCGAAGACTTCCTTGGCCCGAGGCTTCAGCCAGGCCGGCGGCTCGAGCGGGGCTGCGGGTGCGTCGCCCAGTTCCTCGCGGTTCTTAGCGTGCTTCGACCCGCGGAGGGTCAGAATGTGCTTCGGCGTTGGCGGTCTGCCCTTCATGGTACTTAGCGTACAAGGCCAGACACTCGCGACGCAAAGGAGT